ACTGGCAACTCAGTGACGCGAATCTTATCCGGTCCTAGTTTTTCATAAGTCCCCTTGAACAAGAAACGACTCTCACCCACCTTTGCAATTGTTCCTTTAAAGTCCTCATAATATGGAGTAAATTCAAACGCAGTTAAAGCTTGCATATTTTCAAGTTTATTCTTCAAATACAGAATAATATCCTTTGGATTATAACACATAATTTCTGTACTGAAACCAGTGCCAATACCCTTAGAACCATTAACTAATACCATTGGAATAATTGGTACGTAAAATTGCGGTTCAACTGGAGTACCATCGTCCGTCAAATATTTCAAAACATGGTCATCTTGCTCAATAAATATACGTCTTGTAATTCTTTCTAAGCAAGTGAAGATATATCTAGGAGATGATGCATCCTTTCCACCCTTAATTCTAGAACCAAACTGGCCCGCTGGAACAAGCAAGTTAATATTATTTGAACCCACAAAATTCTGTGCCATTCCTACAATTGCCTGATTTAGCGACTCTTCGCCATGATGGTAACAAGAATGCTCTGAAACATAACCCGAAAACTGAGCTACTTTGATTTCAGTTGTCAATCTCTTTTTAAACGCAGAATATAAGATTTTTCGTAATGATATTTTGAGACCATCCATCAAATTTGGAATACTGCGGTCGCAATCATATTTGGAGAAATGGATTAACTCTTTATTTATAAACTCCTCATAACTAATCATTGGCTTGCTAGTATCCACATAACTCTCTCTATCATAAACATTTTCTAACCAATCTTTTCTATCATCTGCACGTTTTTTATTAAACACCATATCAATCGCATCATCACTCTTTTCAGTGCGTTCAAAACCAACAAATTTCTTTTCTTCGAAATACTCAACAAATTCGGCCTTTGTAGAAGTGCCTAAACCCTTGTAGTATTTTACATTCCATCCTTTAGTGTCAATTGCTGCATTATTCTTCCATGCATTATATTCACCTTCATTATAGAAACGCAATTCTTGACTGCCCTTTTTAGCCTTCAAAATAGGCGTGTTCATAAATCCAATAAAACCTGGAATATTAGCTAATGAGGACCATTCATTCTGAAACAAGTTAATACATAGACCTTTAATATGCGAACCATCTAAATCCTGGTCAGTCATAAATACAACCTTGCTATATCTAAGCGATTTATTCACATCTGCAATTGTTGCATATTCCTTGCCAGTTTCTAGACCTAATATCTTCTTGATTTCAGCAATTTCCTTATTCTCAGATACCTTCTTTTGCAATTCACCTCTAACATTCATTACCTTACCCTTCAAAGGATAGACGCCAATTGTATTTCTGGCTTCTGATGAGAGTCCAGATATAACTCCGGTTTTGGCCGAATCTCCCTCACAAAATATAAGTGTGCACTCTTTGGATTTTTCAGTGCCCGCCCAATTTGCATCAGTCAGTTTAGGAATTCCTCGAATAGACTTGGACTTGGTTCCGTCTGTCTTCTTGGCAGCCTTGTTTTCCTTGACCTCAGTTATTTGTAGCGCTGCATCCATCACACCCATTTTTGCAACCTTCTCAATAAACTTATCACTAACTTCACATTTCGAACCAAATTTAGATGATGGCGTATTCATAAAGTCCTTTGTCTGGCTATCAAACGCAGGGTTCTCAATATCGCATCTGATAAATAGAATTAGTTGCTCCTTAATTGAATTCGGATTGACCTTAACCTTCTTCTTCTTTTCAATATATTCGCACAACTTTCTAGTTATCTGACCTAAAATATATTCAACATGTTTACCACCCTTTGACGTATGAATTCCGTTTACAAATGATACTTGAATAAATTCATTGCTTGGTGTAAGAGCAACTGCATATTCCCAACGCTGTGTAGCGCCATCATCTTCATATACTCGAGGTGCTTCCGATTTGTCTCCAATATACAAGTCAATATATTGCTGAAAATTCTTCACTGGAATCAGCTCCGAATTATACTTCACTTTTATTGACTTGTCTGTGACTGCAGAAATATCGTAAACACGCTTCTTTAACAAAGCAATTAGGTCAGGACTAAGACCATCGATTCCAAGACGCTTATAATCCGGTTTAAATGTAATCTTTGTATAAGGCTTGTTCTTGCATTTAGTAATAGTTGGCTTGCAAATCTCATCCAAATTATTCTTGAATTCTTGCACATACTTTAGTCCGCGCACATGGTCAATCGTTTCAACTGAACCATAAGTTGACCAAATAAGAACCAGCTTGAACCCAAATCCGTTCTTACCTCCTACAATCTTCTTCTCGTCTTTGTTGTAATTTGTTGAAGTTCTAAGATGTCCGAAAATCAATTCTGGAATCCATACCTTGTATTCCGGATGTTCAGCCACATCAATTCCATTGCCATCATTTACCATCACAATAGTTCCATCTTCTTGAATTGAAATGTCGATGTAAGTTACTGGCAATGCGTTTGGTTGACCGGCTTTAACCGCGACATCCATGCGAATTGCATGGTCACGTGAATTAACAACGCCTTCATCAAAGAGCTTGAATAAGCCAGGAATATATGTCATATTTTTTTCAACAATCTTATCTGTCGTTTCATTTTCTTTTCTATTTAAAACCCATAAATTGGACTCTACTTTCTCAACAGAGCCAATATATGTGTCCGGATTGTCCAAGATATGTTGCTTGTCTGTTTTTTGCTGATACTTACTGGAAAGACCTTGGTCTTCAGCATTAACAATAGTATTATTCTTTAAAGTTTTACTCATTTTCTTATTCTATTATAAACTCAAAATTATTGTTTAAATTATTTTCAATTTTATTTCTTTACAATTTTTCATTAATAAACTATATAAAATATTTATTTTAAATATTAATATACTTATTTAGTAATGTCAAGAACACAATTTGGTCCTGGAAGAAAAGGTAGAGGCAATATTAAAAACTTAATTAAAAATATATTATTGTGCAAGGGTTGTGCATTATATAACGAATGTCAATGCATTCAAGAAAAAGTGGCTCTAATTAAAACTGGATATAATAGTCCACTTCAAACACAAGCAAATCAGGTTTCACAAATTATTACTGGAACTTTAGGAGGAAAAACAACCTTTGGCAATTTTGGCGCTCCCATAGAATTAACATATTTGGGAGGCACAGAAGGTCAACCAGGAGGTAGTCCGCGACCAATTAGAAACAAATTTTAAATGCAATAATAATATTAATTTAAATAATATTATTATTTATTTTATGCGTTTTATATATTATTTAAATTTTAATTGCCATTTAGAATATTATTTTTTCTAGCATTATTCTATAATGAGTAGCAAAATTACAACTGGAACTCGTGCCCAAGTTTGGCACGGAACTGCTAGACATACTTCAGGCGGTCTTACCAAGAGCGACCTAATGAAAAATAAAGCTGGACGAATTGTGTCTCGAAAGAAGCACCATTCTGCCAAAAAGGATAACCGCCTTGTTAAGGCTGGTTACAAGACAAAAAAGGGAAGTTTTGGTTTTGTCAAGGTGGGTTCTAGAAAGCGCGGAAGAAAGAGTCACAAAGGTGGCTCTGGTGGGAAACTTTATCTTTCTAACTCATGGGAAAGAATTGGTCCTGCAAATAACCCACTAAACGCTGCTTTAATGGCGGGTGGCGCGCCTTATGGTGACAATGTGACGCCTGCCAACTTTTCGGCTGGTGATGGCAATGGTTCTAGCATATTAGGAAATGGAATTTCTGGTGCTGGAATAACCAACTTTGGAAATAGTTCTATTGGTGTTCAAATGCGCGCTGGTATGACTGGTGGGTCTACCTATGGACCTGCACCTCGACCCCCCGGACCTCCACCTCGAATGGGCGCAACAATGGGTGGCAGACGTAGAAAGGGGCGAAAGGGACACAGAGGTGGCACGGGAAATCCAACAGTTGATTCTGGTCTAGGAAGTGCTGCCCTTCAAGTTAGGTCTGGCATGTATGGTGGAACGACTTCTCATCGAACTCCTCTTAGTCCCAGCAGTGTAGAAGAGGCTGCTATGGGTGCTGCTATGTAAATATAAAATAAAGAATTAATATATTACACAATAATATATTATATAAAAAATTCAATCCAAATAAATGTATCATTTTATTTGTCATTTATCCACTCTGAACTAACAAATTTATCAAACTTTATATAACTACTTAGTTCATGTAATAAAAATTTCTCAAAAAATTGTTTGCTTACAATTGGTGACATACATTTGTCAACAATATGTTTGGCTGAACAATATGATTTATAACTCTTATAAAGTTCATCAAAGGATATTAACTCCTTATTATTCGAATTGCCATCAGAAATTTGCATAGTTGTTTTATATGTGTCCAACTGCGTTCTAATATCTTCATGTTTAATCCATAAATTGCAGCGAATGTTAGTTATATATTTATTATCAATAACTTCTATTTGTGGCGAGAAATAATGGTTAATCATTTTAATAATATCCTTCTCCAAAATAGACACATTCTTGAACTCGGATGATTTATAAAGCGACATAATTTCATCCACTTCATACTCATCATCAAAGCCGTTTGCATTTGTTTCATTGTCTAGTATTGTAATATGCTTATCCCAAAATGACATAAAACTGCTAACTGATGGCAAGAATTTACTAGTTACATTTAGAAATACGACTTCAATGTTAGTTGTTATATCGCCGTTTGATGATGCATTCATAGTATTGCAAATCAACTTTCCCTTTAACAACTCTTTTAATCCATTAGTATAAAGCATATTGGGAATATTTATGGATGATAAATATTGCTTCCAAATGTAATGCATATTCTTCCAAGACAATGAGTATTTTTCATTCAAATTTGTACCACTATATACATCAAGACAATTCTTGATAAAGTCCGTTGCAATCTTATCAATGGTGTTATTTACAAAAAACATGGAATATTGTTTGTTAGTTTCATCGGATTCAGAGAGTAAAAAATTATCCGAGTTTGAATATCTATCAGAATAATGCGCTGCCACGCAGAGTAAATCAATACCAATCTTATTAAGCATATCTTTAATTATTTCACTGGATATAGGATTTTCATTAGTTTTGATTAGGCGGTAACAATTCAAATCATGTGTGTCGTGGTATTTTGATATAAAATTGCTCATAATTGAATTTCCAGTTGTAATATATGCAATTGAATCAATCATTAGCACCAATTTTTTGGTATTTGAATTAATAAAATACATTAATGGTCTATCGCCAACATTCTTTTTGAGAATGCAATCACCAATAATGGTTAAGAAATGTTTAGCTTCCATTTTGGTTTCAAAAATAGTCTGAAGAAATCCCAATACATTTTGAATTGTATACGTTTCGGGCACAGACTTCAATAATGCACGTTCTTTGATTTGTTTGATAATATTTTGCTTCGTTTTATGCTTCCAAGGCATCAATTTACCTTCATCTGTAATAGTTGATAACAAATGGTGGTGAATGTCATCATCCTTTATAATCTTATATGTTTTGCCATCATAATCGTAATAAATATTATTATATGGCATGTAGAAGTACTGGTGTTTCATAAGAAAAACCTTATAAAAATTATCTTGCTCCATTGTTAGTTCATTAATTCTGGACAATCGTTCCTCGTATTTTTTATTTTCGGCATCTAACATGCTTGGCAGATTGGTCAAATAAGTTTGCAGACGATTTAACATATATTGATTATCTTTGTATTTTTCATGCAATTCTGACAATATTAATTCAACTGGCTTGTTAGCCTCAGTAAGTTCAATTTGAGTCTCCATTTACTATTAATATATTATATTGTATTTAAGTCATAATAATAAGTACAATATTTATTATTTCTTCCAAACTTCAAAGAAATTTGAAGAACAAGGCCCCCATCCTCCTGATTCCACATAATCTACATAAAAATTATTTTTTTTTAAAATAGAATCAATATAATGCTTTTTAGATATATCCCAGTAATCATTTTCCATAATAATCAATTTCACATTATCCAATATCTCAGGCATATCCATTAAAATATAATAAAATGCACCTTCGCAGTCTAACACAAGAGTGTCAAATTGAATATTATATTTTGAATACAATTCTTCTAATGTAATAGTTTTAACTTTCTTGTAACCATCTAGCAACTTATTTGATTCTATAGTATCCCAACCTTTTTGAATCAAATTTCTTTTTGACAATGCCGAATTTTCAATATTAAATGTAAATTTATTTAGGGTTCTATTTTCAATTAATTGTTTTGCAATATTATCATCGGTTTCCAATACTACTAAATTTTTTTGGTTGTCTTCTAAAATATGAGCAATAACTAAAGAATTTCTTCCAATATTGCCTCCAATTTCTAAAACCTTCTCATTCCCAGTTAAATATTTAACAACCATCTTCTGTTCCGGAACCTCCTTATTTAAAGCGCCATATTTAATCTGCAAATTAGAATGTATTTTTTTTAGCTTATCATTTATATCCTTTTTTGTTATTGTGGTAATAATATTATTTGTTAAATTAATGGTAATTTCATTTGTAAAATCATACTGCATAAAATTATTATCATGCTCTATAAATATAGATTTTACAATTCCTACGAGAGGATCTGTGAATAAAGCCGCTCTATTATTATCTCCTGATGGAATTTTAATAATATTATTTTTTATTAATTTAGAAAAACAAACATTACTAACATCTATATTTTTGTTTTTTATGCCATAAAAAATTTTCATATAAAATATATAAATATTTTAATTAAATTCATTAAAATATTATTAATTAATTTTAATCATAACTATTTAAAGATTTGCGTTCAAAATTACTTATATTATAGAAATGTCACATTTTGCAAATAAAAATTCAGGAACCAATGACGGCAATGTTTTAACTATTAAGACAGTTCAAATCGCCCCCTTTAGAACACTTATGACCGCTTTAAAAGATATTTTATTAGAAACTAATATTTCATTTCAACCCGATGGTATACGTATTATCAACATGGACAAGTCTCATACAATTTTAGCTCATTTATATTTAGCGGCGCAAAATTTTGAATCTTATGAATGCAAGAAGGAGAAAATTATTATTGGTGTTAATATGTTTCACTTGTTTAAACTAATCAACTCGATTGACAATGACGACACTCTCACCATTTATATTGAAAATGCCGATTATTTTGACGGAATTGTCTCTCACTTGGCCTTGAAATTTGAGAATGGAGATATTAAGCAATGTAAGACTCAGAAATTAAAGTTGATTGAGCCCGACCAGGAGGAGCTCGAGTATCCCGATGTTAAGTTCTCTTCCATTATTAACCTACCATCCGCTGACTTCCAGAAGATTATTCGCGACCTCTCGTGCATATCTGATAAGTTGGAAATCAAGTCTGTTGGCAATGAACTTATTTTCAAATGTCAAGGACAATTTGCATCTGCGGAAATTCATCGTGCAGAATCTGACGGCGCAATGGGCTTCATTTTGAAGCAAGATTCATCCAAAATTATTCAGGGGGAGTTCTCTCTAAAAAACCTCGGCTACTTTATTAAGTGCACCAACTTGTGCTCCCAAATTGAGGTCTATTTGGAGAACGATTTACCTCTCGTCGTTAAGTACGATGTGGCGAGTTTGGGCTCGATACGTCTTTGTTTGGCACCTTTGCCCTCAAGTTAATTGATTACAAATGAACTTCGTTTCAATTAATTAAGGTTTTATTTATAGAACTTGGTAATCCATGACCAAATAATATCATATATGCCAATATTAATGCTGATATTAATATACTTCTGTTTTCAGCCATTATTTGGCTTTGACCTAAATAAATCATAATAATATAAATAACAATTCCAATTATTATTGAATGTAGTAACATAATTAAGCCTCTTTCCATTTTATATAATACAATAATATAAAAATTTATATTAATATATTATTATAATGATAACTAATCTAGGTAAAAATCGATGTTGTAATATTCCAAATCCACCAAAAGGTCCGGCTGGACTAAATGGCGCCGGTGGTCCCATTGGAACTTTTGGACCTACTGGATATACTGGACCTACTGGACGTGCTGGGCCCACTGGATTATGCTATAGAGGCCCCAAAGGACCACGGGGACCCCAGGGACCTACAGATGGTTCAATTGGACCCACTGGCACACCTGGTGCTTATATTGTAAATTTTAATTCTAATTTTCAAAATAACACTATAGTACAATATAATCATAGCAGTTTTACAAATATATCTAGTGCAAACATTATCTTACCACTTGCCGAACAAAAATGGGCAATTAGTTGGGAAATTGTAGAAAAATGCAATGATACCAATAACAATTTTTATGTTTATTTAGAGGAAACTTACAACACTAGCAATGTTTATTATCCAAATACATTTTCAACAACTCATCCATATTATTTATATTCAGGCAACAATAACAATAACTTATATGGTTCCGGAAATGATTATTTAGATTTGTCTGGAACTATAGACAATTATTTTACTATTAATTTAATGCAAACAACTTCATCTGGAGGAACTAAATCTATTAATACATCAAATTTTAATATTACATTTACACAAATTTTATAAGTTTATATTATATAAACTATGTCTGGTTATTCAAATTATTATTTTAAAAATTCTTGTTGTGATATTAAGGCAAAAGGTGTTACAGGAGACGCAGGAGCAAAAGGTGAAACTGGACCTATTGGTCCTCAAGGTCATCGAGGTGAAACTGGACCCACTGGACCTATGGGACCTACTGGCGCATGTTGTGTTGGACCCACTGGACCCGTTGGTCCTGTTGGACCTCCAGGTGGCTTACAAGGACCAACAGGTCCCACTGGAATTGGCACCATAGTAAATATTAATGGCTCCTTTACTTCTACAATTTCTGTAACAATTGGTCAATTAGTAACAACTCCAGCTACAATTCAAATTGCTTTACCCGTCGCAGGAACATGGGCTATTTCTTGGTCTATTCAAGAAAATAATTCATTTACTATTTTTAATAGTAATTTTTATTTGGGATTTAATGATGGTTCTACTACTGCATATCCTGTTGTATTTAATAACACCAATAATTTTTATTTAAATTCTAGTTCTTCTATCACTTGTGGCACTGGAAATGATGTAATAAATAGTTTGACAGCAAGCACATATAATGTTGAATTTTATCAAGGCGGTGGAGATGGTTCAACAAATATTACATGTTATTATTCCATTTCATTAACTTTATTATCATAATTAATAATTTATATCGTATAAAAAAATATAAATTATTTATTAACAATATAATATATTAATGTCTAGTTATTCAAATTATTTAGGAGCCAATCGATGTTGTGCTAATAACAGCAGTGGACCGGCGGGACCTGCTGGGGCGGATGGTAAAGGAGGACCTATAGGACCTGCTGGAGTTACTGGAGCTAGTGGAGCCACAGGTCCTCGTGGTTTAACTGGATGTAAGGGACCTACTGGACCCACTGGACCTGCAGGAGCAAGTGGAGCTGGTGCTATAGGACCAACTGGTGCTACAGGTGTCACAGGACCAACGGGTTACACAGGATACACAGGTGACACAGGTGACACTGGACCAACTGGTTACACAGGTGACACAGGACCAACCGGATACACTGGTGCTACAGGTGACACAGGACCAACTGGTTACACGGGATATACAGGACCAACCGGATACACTGGGTACACTGGGTACACTGGACCAACCGGATACACTGGTTACACGGGATACACTGGTGCTACAGGTTACACGGGATACACAGGTTATACAGGTGACACTGGACCAACTGGTTACACAGGTGACACTGGACCAACTGGTTACACGGGATATACAGGACCAACTGGTTACACGGGATATACAGGACCAACTGGTTATACTGGTTACACTGGACCAACAGGTCCCAGTTCACCTTTTTATTTAGATTATCAGGTAGTGCCGTCCTACCCCTCCGCATTCACGATATCGGCGACTCCCATATTACATTTTTCATATGCTATTACCACAAACTCCTGCATTAATGTAGCGGGTACTGTTTCAGGAGCTGGACTCTGTGGAACAAATAGTTATACATACACATTATATGAATGTTCATATAATCAATCACAGCCTGTTGGTCCTCCCGGCCCTACTAACCCTGTGTGTCCATCGGTTGTAGCATCACATACATTTCCTGACATATGTCAAACTATAAGTCCAAGACTCCAGCCTTGTTCGAGGATAGACCCCGCAACCCTAGCTACTATTAACACACGCTATATGTGCGCTATTACTGACGGACCAGGCCCTTCAACTGGTCCAACTGAGGATGCGTATATTGAATGGCATTGGTATTATTTACACACAACGGGGGTTGGTCCAACTCTACGGGATCATTACTTTACCGGAAAATTTATATTTGTAGCAAGTGCTGGTTATATTGCAAGTCAATATGCTAATCAGTTTAATAGTTATGCAGGTATTAGTGGTAGTGGAATAGGAATGTTTAATCCATCAAATCATACCTCCTCATAAAAAAGTATAAAATTTAATTTCAAAATCATATTTATCAGGCTCTTTATAAGATATTATTTCCTTAACATTTTTATGAAATAATAGAAAAAAATCATCCATAGAATTTTGTTGAAATAGTGAAACCAAATTAATATTATATGTAGTGTTAATTAATGAAATATAATCATTTTTTGTATATCTATCAATAATAAACTCAGTCGTATATATGTCTGGTTCATAGCTAAAGTGTTTCTGTGGTCTAAGAGTTATATTAACATATTTATGATAATCGCAAAAAAATTGTATTAAATTTGTTTTAGAACTAACTGCTAAATCAATGTCATATTTTGATATAAAATTGTCTTTATTTCCGCCGCAAGAAGAACAAATAATACCTAAATTAGTTGTGATTTTGTTAATAAATTTTTTAGTCATTAATTGTTCTTCTATTGTTGGCTCATCTGGATACATGATGGAAAACGAGTGAAATATGTGCCAAGCAATATGTTGTATTTTAGTTTTTAAAAACATACCCAATGTAAAAGTTTTAATATTTTGTTTGTAAAAACTATTATTATTATTAGCTAATTGTATTAAATCGTCATCAATAAGTGAAAAACTGGTATTTGCATTCGATGTTTTAATTTCTTCCATGTAATATATAATAAATATAAATATTTGATTCTTTACTACGTTAAATAACTTTTTTATAATGAAATAAAAAGGTTATATATATATAATAATGGCTTTCACAAGATTTCACGATGATGATGCAAGGATTGCAAAACAATTACAACAACAAACAGACCAAGGACGCTGGGTTCTCGATGTGCCCGGCAATGGCGACAAACCTTGTTACATGTTGGACCCGCAAATTATTCCGCAAAAATGGGGTGGCAATTTGTGGACAAAGAGTATTGATATTCAGAGTTCTCTTTTAGGAATAGATAGGCCTTTAAACAGGGATTGTCTTAAACCAAATGAGAAATATATTAAAGGTTCAGAGCCAATTGTATATCCTGTTTGTGATAATCTAACAACAGAACAATCGAGAGCAATTATGCCTGCATGGACTGCCAGAGATTTGCCTCAAAATCATGCATATATTCTACCAATTGACCCGCAAGCTCATACTGAAATGAACTTTAGAAATAATGTTAGTTCAAGAATTTTAGAAAAGGATTATTTTCAGAGAAATGTTGAATGTATAGGGCCGCAAAATAATCAAGATTATATGAAGTTGCCTGTAACAAATAACCAAGGTGTCAAGAAAGGTGTATCAAAGAGTGTGCAATAAGATGTTAATAAAGATTATATGCCTGAAGTGTAATAACTCATAATTTATACCAATGAAAAAGCAAAGTATTTATAAAGTATTTATAAATACTTTTTAAAAAAAGATATAATATATATATGGAACTCGCAATACCTTTATTAGCATTAGGAGGAATGTATGTTATTACAAATCAATCAAAAACAACTTCCAAAACCAATAAAAATAATTCGAATAATAGTAGTACTAACAATAGTAGTAACAATAATAAAAATACTAACAAAGAGAACTTTACTGGTATGGGTGCCAAAGCAAATTATTTGCCAAACACAAATGTACCTCCTACAAACTATCCTATTATGAATAATAAAGAACTAGTTGACACAGTTCAGGAATACCAGAACCCCAATGTCGCCACTGATAAATATTTCAATCAGAATGCATATGAACAAAAACAGCGTGCAGGAGGTAAGGTTGATAGTAATATTCAGCAAGTATATTCATTAACTGGAAATTTTATGGAATCTCAACAATTTAGACATAATAATATGGTTCCTTTTAATGGTGGCAAAGTAAAAGGACAAATATACAACAATAATAACGCCGAATCCATTTTAGACAATTACGCTGGTACTGGGTCTCAGGTAATTAAGAAGATTGAGCAAGCGCCATTATTTAAACCACAAGATAACATTCAATGGTCTCATGGTGCACCAAACATGAGTGATTTTATGCAGTCACGTGTTGCGCCCGGTTTAAAGAATAATATGGTAAAGCCATTTGAATCAATTAATGTTGGTCCAGGTTTAGGCAAGGGATTTTCTGCTGATGGTAGTGGCGGTTTCAACTCCGGAATGGAAGACCGGAATGCGTGGTTGGACCGCGATGTTGATGAATTACGTGTAAAAACAAACCCCAAAATAGAATATAGTTTAGAAAATCTTCAGGGACCTGCTGGTTCTTTGATAAAGAATGTAGGAATACAGGGCAAGGTTGAAAAATATAGACCTGATGGTTTCTTTGTCAATTCACAGGACCGCTGGTTAACTACTACTGGTGCAGAAAAGGCAACACGATTGGTTGCAGATGAAATATTTCATACTTCCAATAGAAACGAGACGACTAAACATGTTACTGGAACACCTAATTCAAATTTAAAGACTGCTGGTTATGTACCGACAACACATGAAGAGACAAAACGCACACAATTGGAGTGTTTTGATGTGTCGCATTCAAATGCAGGTGGCAGAGGTCCTCACCAAGATGGAGAAGAGTTTTTGAAAAGTCATACAAATTATGCAAACAACCGAAGCGTTAATAGTCAACCACAGACATTTGGTTCGGGATTTTCAGGGGCTATTGGTGCTGTTATTGCGCCAATTATGGATGCATTTAGGCCATCTAAAAAGGAAGAATATAGTTGCAATATGAGAATATATGGAAATCTTGGCGGCGAAGTGCCTTCGAATTATGTTCAAAGTGCTGGCGATATTCCGAATACGACAGTTAAAGAAACAACATTGTATCAACCCAATAGTTATATTGGAAACCAAATTAATGGTGCATATCAGGTTAACGAACATCAATCAATTGCGAATCAACGTGATACAACAAGTGATATATGTCAAATGAACCCGGCTGGTGGCGCTGGTTCTAAACATGGGTCAAGACAATATGATGCAGTTTACAGACAAACTAACAATAATACTAAAGAGAAATTGGTTGCTGGTAGAATTAATCAAGGCAACGCCAAGAATTTTAATTCATCTGTTAATATGTCAATGTCAAAACTAGATAGTGATAGAGAGAACAATCGTTTGTGGGCGCCAAGCGCTACTTCGGCATCTGGACCATCAATGCAAACATATGGAACAACAAATGCACCGCAATACGTCAATGCTTATCAAGATAACAACCGAATTGACCCTGGATTGTTAGAGGCATTTAAATCAAACCCTTACACACATAGTTTGTCAAGCGCTGTATAAATAAACTATCAAATAAATATTAAATGAAATAACAAATAATTAGAATAAATCGCATAATAAAATAATACGCTTTATTTAAATATAAAAACACTGATTTATTATTAGATAAACTAACAAATGTTAAATATTCATCAAAATATAAAAGACAAATTGGATTATTTTCACAAAAATAAAAGAATTCCTAATATTATTTTTAATGGTCCGAGCGGCAGCGGGAAAAGCAAATTAGTGAATGATTTCATTACCTTGATATATGATAACAATAAGGAAAAAATAAAAGATTTCGTGATGTATGTGAATTGTGCGCATGGTAAAGGCATTAAATTTATTAGAGATGAATTGAAATTCTTTGCAAAGACACATATTAATTCAAATGGTGGCGATACCTTTAAAAGTATTATCTTATTGAATGGTGATAAACTAACAATGGACGCACAATCGGCACTAAGAAGATGCATTGAATTGTTTAGTCATAATACACGTTTTTTCATTATAGTTGAAGACAAGTATAAAATGTTGAAGCCAATTTTGTCGCGATTTTGCGAGATATATATTCCTGAACCGGAGTATAATGGTCAAATAATAAATCTTTACAAGTACAATTTGGACCAAACATTTAAAATGGAAAATATTAAAAAGCAACGACTGGATTGGCTTAAAACGGAATTAGAAAAACACATGAATAATAAAATATCTGAATTATCTTTGCTAACGTTTGTAACAAAATTGTATGAAAAGGCATATAGTGCATTGGATATTATTCAGTTGTTAGAAGATGGTTGCATAAACATTCCAGATGGGAAGCAATATGAACTGCTTATTGCGTTTAATAAGGTGCGTAAGGAATTCAGAAACGAGAAATTATTGTTTCTATTTGTCCTTAATTTTATCTATTTGGACAACAAAATTGTCTTGGAAAATATTTCATTCATGTAGGAATATATTGCATTTATTTTTTCTGAATAAATAATAATAATTAATTATTATATAATAATGGGAAAAAACACTATTAATAAACAACTCATGAGATTTGTTAAAGGTGCATGTGGTGGAGCCAGTGGAAATGCTAGTTGTAATAGGACTGCAATGTATGGAGCCATATCAAAACCTAGTTGCCCATCAGGTCAGAGTTGGCATTGCGCGGGGCCACAAAGTTTATTATTGGATTGCTATTGTGCCCCATCTACACAATAAAATATTAACTTAATAAAATATTAACTTAATATTTGGATTCACTTACTGGTGCATTTTTCGATAGTAACCGCTTTAGCAACATTTTTTACAATTTGTGAAATATTGTTAGTTTGTTCTTCACTAGTGCCGCCCGACATGGAGTTCATAACAATTTTCATATATTGGTCATTTTTCTTTGATTCCGATTCAGTGCATTCGGGGTTTTCCTCTTTCCATATTTGTATCTGTTTGATATTCTTGTTTGCCACCTGTTTAATGGCATTTTTAAGAACTGGTGTCCCATCGGTTTCCTTTGCCCATTGATTATTATCCTTAATATAAAGGACATCTCGTTTCAAATCACTGCAATGTATTGGTCTTTTGTACGCATCCAATTCATTCAGTCCATTAATGAATATTCTTGATACTCCTTCAACGTAACCCAATTGACCAAAATTTTCAAGGTCCGTTAGTCTCATCTTAATTGTATCAACAAATTCATTAATATTAAGTGCATCTTTGCACTTCTCATTTAGAAATACTTGTAAATTAAATGTATTGTTATTATTAATATTATTGCAATTTGTGTTCGTATTTGTAATAGATGTTTTAGACGCCATTTCAACAATTTGTTGTTGTTGGGAGAGCATAATTTTGCGCAATTCTTGATTTTCAATCATTTGAAGACGCATTAGGTCTATAATTTCTTTGGTAGATGGCTCAATTGCAACTTTATGGTCTTCACTATTTTGTTTTTCAGAAAAATTGCATTTTTGTTTGTGCTTCCAAAGTCCACTCTTATTTTCGTAATGTTTTCCACATTCGCAATCAAATTTTTCTACTGGTTTCCAATTTTTTCCACTTTTGGATACAAAAGTTTCCTTGTTAAAAATATGTCTCTTGGTCTTAAAATGTTGTATGATGTGTTGTTTCTTACAGCATATATAATCACATAATTTGCATTCATAATTTGTTGTTGTTTTTTTAATATTTTCACTAAATACAATGGCCATTTCACTATTTTTCATTTCCATATAGTATATAAAATAGTGACATATTATATTTTTGCAGTTTTATACGAAAAAATATGGTCACAAATTTTTAATATTAAAAAAATAATTGTGACCATCTCCGTCAAAAACGTGTTTTTACCCCTTTTTCAAAACTATATTTGGTTTCCAAGTTTTGGACATTTCTAAAAATGTCCAAATTTCATTTCCCTTTTGACTTTATGGAAAAAAGTTGTGATTGTGATGGAGAAATATTTTAACCCGATATTTTTGTTACCTTTTATGGTAAGAAGAAATGTAATAGTCTAAAACCTCCATTTTTCAGTAATAACTTTGATAGTAAATTTAGCAATAAAATTAATTAAGTTTAAAAGGGTAAAATATAAGGTCAAATATTTACATAAACATGGATGATTTCAATGTTAGTTCATTACACGAATCAAAGAACGAATGGGGTGCCCGTCTGCTAACAATTTTGACGCCATTAATTATTGAAGGGTTTAAATCTATATTTGATGAGTCTATTACGCTTTGCAAAACAAACGGCGAAATGGATAAATATTTGATGACATTTCAAAACTTAATTGCTCGTATTCCGAAGTGGAATGCCAACATTATTGAAACAGAAAGAAAACGAATTATTGAAAAGAGTTGTTGCAATTATTTAGAAGAATTGGTTACATGTGTTCATATTATTCAACTTAAGTTGCTGACTGCTATGCGTGTAGGCCAAAAACAGAAGAAGATTGATATTAATATTCCCAAATTAGATGATTTTATTCATAAGGCTTATGTGAATGTGGCTAGAAAGATATATAAGAATGTTTATTTATTTGAAATTAATAATATGCCGTTGCAGGTGCAAAAGAATAATCGAGAAATGGAATTAATAGTGCAAGAATGTATTTTAAATGCTGTAAGAGAAAGTATTCCAATTGAGAGTATTTTGAGGGCATATATGGATGAGACTGTAGAAGAAGATGTAGTAGAAGAAATTAAGGAGCAACTTGTAGAGAAAAGTGCTCCAATTAATGCTCAGGGTGAGACGGAGTTTATTTCAGAGGTTAAGGAAAAAGAGAAAGATTTGAATAAAGAAAAAGAGAAAACTTCAGAGAAAGAGGTTCATGCATTAGAGTCAAACGCGCAATCAAATTCTCTAAAATTTAATGATATGGATTCTATGTTAGACGATAATAATAAAGAACAAATAGTAAACGCACCAAAGACTATTGAAAGATTAGAAGAAATCAGTACATTAAGGAACATTCAAAGAAAGATGGAGGAGGAAGATGATGACGATAAATTAAAAATATCTGACCAAGATGTTGAACTAGGTAATTTAGACATACATATTATTGGACAACCGGGCGTCAAATTGGAGCCAGATTTGTTGTTAGATGATATAGAAATATTATCATAAGTTATCACAATAAATTGATAAAAAATGCGTTAATAATGAAATAAGAAACTAAAAATATATTGTAAAATGGACAATATATTTTTAATAGCAGGAATAATATCAATAATATATTTTATTGCAAAATTCTTGGAAATGCGATTTATTGAGAAGGAAAGTAAGCCATTAAAGTTTCTTGTAAGAGACACATTGGTTGTTTATGTTAGTGTAATTGCAGGAAATTTTGTATATGAACAAGTGACACCGGTAATTGTAGAAAATATTATGACACCATCTGCTCCAATTGCATTTACTGATAATCCTCCGTTTTAATAATTTTTAAATATAATTAAATAATCCAATATTTAATTATTAATATTAGATTTATCCAATTGTTCGTTGATTGTAACTAATTCTTCACTTTTATTTGTTTCGCTTTTATTCGTTTCACTTTTATTCGTTTCACTTTTATTCGTTTCACTTAAAATTGGTGTTTCAACTATAGTTGTTTCAACCTCTTTGTTGATTGTAATGGGTGTTTCATCTGCACTTATTTCAGTGGTATCAATGTCAGATTTATTTTTCTTATTAGGATTAATAAGCCCTTTAATCTTTTTAGATGTATTTTTAAAAATTAAAACTAACCAATAAAGGTTAATTATTATAAATCCAATAAGAAATAAAAATACAATCCTATTTATATAAAATAAATTGTTAGTTGTTGGAGATAATAATCTAACATAAACGTCTAGGTTAAATACAACATTTTTAAAAAACTGATAAAATCGTACATAAATAAATAATGGTAAAAAACATATATAATTTATCATACTTATTTTGTTGAGGACGGATGTCAAAAATGTAGGTTCATTTTTAGAAGTAAAATCAAGATAATTTTTTATTAAAATATTAGTAGATAAAAGGAGAGTGCTAGATTCCATTATTAAAAATGATTGCAATAGATTATTGTCGACAAAATTAAATGTAACTCCCCATATTATAAATATTATGGAAATTAAATGGTGTAAAATATACTGAGAACGTTCAATTATTCCAATGTAACATTCAAGACAAAAATCTATTAATAAATATATTAAAAACATATATGAAGAATATCTAAGCCATTTGTTGTTACTTGTCTGATGATATTTATAAACAGAAAAGAGACAAATTGCAGAATTTATTAAAGATAGAACGTTTGAAAATGTAGATATACTTACTAAATTATTAAACATTGTAATTTATTAAGTAAAATATAAAATTAATAATTATTTAACTAAATAATGAGATTATTCCTTATTATCTCTATTCAACAATATTTGAGATGTTATTTTTTCAATTAATAATAATTCAGAATCTTTTTCTTTTTCCTTTTCTTTTGAACACTTAGTATTTTTTGCAATCAGTTTATACAAAGATGATAATATTATATAACTCCAATAAATGTTAAGAAGCACTAATATCAAAAATAACCCAATAACAAATCTATTTAAAAAGTAAAAGCCATCTTGAAGCATTTTAATCCAATTATGTTTATAATAAATAATGTATTCAAAACATTTGTAAACTCTAAAATAAATAAAAAGTGAAGCAAAAATTAGTTCATTAATTGGTTGTATTTTTTTAATAAATATTAAAAATGGTGAATTTTCTTGTTTCTCTTTCTCCTTTTCTATAAAATCCATGTATTTTTTAATCCAAAACCGAATATTCAAAAATATAGTACTAGTTTCAAATAATAATACTTTTTGCACAGCATCAGGAACAATGTGAATGCCAATTTTATAACCCCAAAAGTACAATAACATGCATAATATATGATGTAAAATTGCCTCATAATATTTAGTCTTGCCTGTAGTGTCTCTTACACAAGCATATATATTTAAAAATAAATCTACAAAGAAAAATGTAAAAAGTATGTAAGATAAATTAGAAATCCATTTTGTATCCTTTGTTTTTTGATATTTATACATATAAAATGTACAACAAATTGAATTTATAAATGATAAAATGCTTGAAATTATAGGTTGTGAAATAGTATTAAATATTTTATCTAACATTTATAAGTAAAAATATTTAATAAATTAAAATACATCTTATTAATTTTTTATCTCCCAGTCCAAACTTTTGTAATTACTCCAGGAACCTTTCCTTTATTAAAATCGCTAATATAATTAGTAAAATTATAATTAAATGACTTGTAATGAGACAAAATTTCACCACATAAAGATTTAATTTTTATTAACTTGTTATATTCAATGTTAAATAATATTCCCAATATTCTTTCTAAACCACATCTATCTGTTCTACATTTTATGACATTTACTAAATTGCTTAAATTATATTTTTTCTCTAACAAAAGTAAAAAACTATGATTTATATAACATTGACCCCCAAAACATAAATTAAATTGTGTTTTGTTAGTAATTCCTAATATATTTATTTCATTTCCCATTATTTCTTTTTTGACATAATTATTATTTTTTAAGAAACTTGATATGCGTAATAAATTATTAAGATTTTCTTTATCATATACATGATGCCATAATGGTATTACGGGAAATTTAAAGTTTTCAAATGGAATATGTGTATGAAAAAATAAACTATCATGTATAATAACGGCATTTTCAAACCATTTATTTTTCAAAAAATATACATAAGGTAAAAGTTCACCTCTGCCGGGATATTCAGATTGTATTATTTTAACGTTTTTATATTCATGATAAGATTTAACAAATTTATAATTGCTATTATCATCAATAATAATAATTTTTATTAAAGGATAGTGTGTTCTAATAAGTTTTACACAATGATTCCAATATTCATTAGTTTGTTGCGAATTAACATGTCTTGTAATTATAAATCCATAACTCATTTACAATAGACTTATATAATATATTAGATAAAATAGAATAATTAAATATTTATGAAATATATGATGGTAAATCGTCAATATTTATAATTTGTTCATTTTTGGCTAAACTATTTTTTTGACAAACAAATTTACTAAACTCTGCTCGTTCAAGTTGTGCCACTGGTGTATGATTGTGAACGCATCTTGAAATCATTTTATACAACTTGAAGTCCGGATAACGTTCAAGTCCGTTATTTTTATAAAGAACATTAATTCCATTATCATCTATGCACCATTCTACAATTAACTTAACAATTGGTTCACATTCACTCAAATTCTTTATATCATCAACATCATCAACAATGTAATCAAAAATAGAACATGCTAAACGGCACAAATCAAAACTGAAATTAGGTTCCAAACGTGGTTTCTTTTCATTCAAATATGGTTCAGTGTTGTATTGTGTTGCAGCGTCACCTCCTAATTGAAAACTATCACTACAAAATGTCTTACCACCCATTTTATATATAGCTCGTCCAAAGTCTATTATTTTGAATATCTTTCCAAAGGTTGGAACCTTGTAATATTTCTTTTTATAGCAATAATTTATGTATTTTTTGTTAGTTGAAACATACATTATGTTATTAGTATGAAGGTCATTGTGAGTAAATGAAAATGTTTTTTGATAAGTAATTAGTATCATAATTATTTGCATTAAAGCTGAAAACCATTCGTCGTGTGATAAATCATTATTCATAATTAAATCGTCAAACGTGCTCTCACAATTTTCCATGCAAATAACTTGTACTGGGAATTTTGGGAACGTTGCAAATAATGTTTCCTCTTCAATGTCAGAATAATCACTGGAATTATCACTATTATTAATATCAATATCATTTGCATCATTTATATTTGCATCATTTGCATCAGCATAAAGGTCGACAATTTCATTATTACATTCATTATCTGAACCGGACCCTGAATTGATTGCAACTTTATCACACTCATCGCAATCATCTATTATATCATTTTCATTTGTATGAGATGTTCTTGAAGAACAAGTGGAACCAGATTTAAGTGTTTCGGATTTCTTTTGTTCAATAATATTAAATTGATTGGAATTCATTATATCTACTAATTCAACATTCATATTTTTTACGTCAGCCAATGTGATGTGATTTCCATCACTAGTATTTAAGCAAACATTGTTATCTTGAGCAAAAGATTCTTGAGTAAAAGATTCTTGAATAAAAATATTCTCAAAAATGGTTTCATCAATAGATTTAGCAGATAGTAAAGATTTTTGCGACCCATTAGAAATATTTAATGGTTTCAATATTTTTACATCATCATCATTGGTGATTAAATGATTATAGTCTTCAACATTAAATAGAATATTTTGTTTTTTGACAAAGAATTCCGATTTAATTAAATAATCCAAATCATCAATTATATTAACTTTATAATTATTTTTGATGGCCAAAAAAGAGCCATAATAATCAACGCCATGAATGAATTCGTGACTATTTAACAATTGACTAGTTAGATAACAAAAGAAGCCGTCAATATATGAAGAGTTGTTAGTATCTTCGAGTTTAGGATGAGTATTTATGGACTTATCAAAGGATGGTAGATTGAAAAGTGTCTGGTCATTGTAATTGTATTTGCCAACTATGTATTTGAATGGGTCTAATAATGGAGCCATCTTGAAGAATACTTTTTGTGTCATTGTGAAGTCCTCAATGTCCGAAATATTCTTTAATTTGCAAGTAAATATATTATCGGATTTCTCATTATCCTTGTCTTTAACATCAGATACAGACCATAAATGGTTTAGATTGATTGCATTACAATTGGTGTTATTTAATGCAAAAAATCTGTCATAAATGGGAATATAGTTCTGCACATTTGACAGGTTAATCCGTTTGTTAGTTTGAAACTTGTTAAAGAGATTAAAGTTCTTTCTCTTTTGATAATTAACACTAAACATTGTGGTTGTCATTAGCAAATAAAAATATAAATATTACTAATATTTAACTCATTTTTTCCTAAACAACTAACAAAATAAGAATAATTTGATAATATAGGAAAATAATAATGCAAATTATTTAGTTATTGCGTTGAACAAAATAATTCTTTTATAAGAATATAAATATAATGAATTTAGATTTAAGACGTTTTGATATGAAGAGTATTAGTTTTAAGCCAAATGAATCAAAGGGTCCTGTGGTTGTTTTAATTGGTCGTCGTGATACTGGTAAATCATTTTTGGTAAGAGATTTATTGTATTATCAACAAAGTATTCCGATTGGCACAGTTATCTCTGGTACAGAAGAAGGTAACGGATTTTATGGCGCTCTAGTTCCCAAATTATTCATTCATAATGAATATAATACTGCAATTATTGAAAACATATTGAAGCGCCAGAGGCAGGTTTTGAAACAGATTAAGAAGGAAATGGAGCAATTTAAACGCTCAACGATTGACCCTCGAACCTTTGTGATTTTAGATGATTGCTTATATGACAACACATGGGCGCGTGATAAGATGATGCGACTTTTATTTATGAATGGTAGACATTGGAAGGTCATGTTAATCATCACAATGCAATATCCGTTAGGCATTCCGCCGACACTGAGAACCAATATAGATTATGTTTTTATTTTAAGAGAGCCGTATATTGCCAATAGAAAGCGCATTTACGAGAATTATGCAGGCATGTTTCCCACATTGGAGTCATTTTGCCAAGTGATGGACCAATGTACCGAAAATTATGAATGTTTGGTGATAAATAACAACGCCAAGTCCAACAAATTACAAGACCAAGTGTTCTGGTATAAAGCCGACGCACACAATGACTTCAGATTGGGGTCAAAAGAGTTCTGGGAATTATCCAAATCAATCAATGATGAAGATGAAGATGAACAATATGACCCAAATAATGTGAAGAAACGTGGTCAGGGCCCCAAAATTGCGGTTAAAAAGACCAAGTGGTAATAAAATATTTGATTATGTAATAATTTATATTATTAAATAATTATATGAATAACACTGATAATATTAATAATGATGGTTTAGTAACAAAAATTATAGCATTTTCAAAAAATATAGCAAATGGTGGTCTTTTTCCCAAATACGCGTATATCAAATTATTTAGACCTTTTGTTAACAATAGTAATGATTATATTTTTTATATAGACGGATGGACAATAACTCATTTATTTAGTGGTTTATTTTTTGGGTATCTTTATTTATATCTTAAATGGAAACCTGACCAATTTGTTATAACAGCCTTTTTAATTAGTTTTATATGGGAAGTATTTGAGGGCGCTTGTGGCGTCATAGGAATAAAAA